CTCTCTTTGCTGGGCCCGGTGGTAATCGCCAAATCGTAGGAACCTCGTCCAACTACCAAAACATCTTCTGGGGCCATCTCCGGTGGAGTCTTTTCACCATCCTTGGCGAGATACAGGAGCCCTTGCGTGTCGTCCTGCTTCCTGACTCCCACATGCCGGCCGTGGCTCATGCCCTTGTCAATCAGTTCGTTCATCTGGCGGCCATAATTCACCAGCGCCCGGTCAGCGTTATCGGTAAAGTGGTAGCTCCCGACCGCTTCCTGGTTCTGAATCTTTTCTAAGGCAATGCCGCTTTTTTCGTTCTGGCGCTGCGCTGCGCTCGGTAGAGGCGTAATTCCCATTGCTGCCTGTACGCCTCTGCGCCATGCTTCGCGGGCCACTTCGTAAGCTTGAGCATTGGGAACGTATTGCGGACGCGACGGAAGCGGCAGAACCTTCTGCGCGTCCAGCGGATCGGGCAAGGCCTCAACTTCAATGAACGGCTTCGGATTTGTATTGATGGTCGGCCAGTCAGGACTTGTAAACTGCCCTTTGTAGCCAATGAATGGCGCGCGCGGAGCCATGCCGAACTCTTCAAGCTCCTGTGAAGCAATGAATGCCAGCATCTTCTGCGGAGTGCGAGCCCGGCGAATCAGCGAGAGATACTTGCGCTTGGTCCGCCCGCCTTCAGTGACGTATATCTCTTCGCCCAGAATCGGGATAATCGGAATCCAGCTTCCAACCCAGGGGATTTTCTCGATAATTTCCAAGCCGTTGGTGATGTACTGGAATACCTTGCCGTCCTCTACCCGCCAAGCCTCGGCCACAATGATTTCATCGCCCAGAATCCAGTCGGAAGCAATTTTCGCGTCGTCAGCGTCAAAGCTTTTCTTTTGAGCATTCGGATATTCGTGCCCAAAGTCAGCCTTCCGCATGACATCCAGAACGAAACACTTTTTCTGGTCGGAGTAATCTGCTTCCTTGGCGTAGGGATCGAGCAGGACCGTGAACTGGTTAGCTAAGCGCCGGGGCCGGGGCTCAAGATGGCCCTCCATCGTCTTGCGGATCGAGATTCCGAGAAATCCGAACCCGCTCCAGGTGCATTGCTCATAGGCTGTCTGGAAACACGCTTGGAAGTTGCCACGATGGTTTAAGCCTCGAAGTACCGCTTCCCGCTTCTCTGCATCGTCTCCGTTGGCATCCTCGCTCGCCGGGGAAATCTTGCAATCCCGTTTGTTCTGGCGAAGATTGTTGTTAGTCTGCTTGACGTACTGGCTCAGCTCGTCGGGAGTCTCGCAGGGACGGCTCAGTGATTCACGGAAGGCACGTTCGTCGGAAGAGAACGCATCTCCGCCGGCAAAGCGCATGTCCGCTTCCATCTCTTCGCGGTTTTCGCGCCAATAGTCTTTGAAGTGCCGATAATCTTCGCGGATCTCCTTGAGCAGACGCGCTTCAGGAGTGTCCGCTACTGGTTCAGCGGGCTTAACATCTACTGGCTTGTCTGGAACCGGATAATCAGGCATTACGCTTGTAGCGGGTCAGTACTTGACGCTTGGGGCGGGCATGATCGTAAGTTGTGGATTTGCCCGAGTACTTCTTGAAGTCTTCCCTCTGGCGGGCCATATGCGAGTCTCTCTCTAACTCACTGGAGCCCTTTTTCGCGTGGCCCATTGCTGGATCGGCGTGCAATTCGGCGTTCATCTTGGCTTTCTGCGCTGAGGTCAGCGGCGAGCCTGAGGATTCAAGAAAGCGGACTTGGCGGCGGGTCCAGGGCATCAATTCACCGTCCCATTCGAGACATCCATATGGCCTTTCTTGGCCCCACCAACCAACGGCGCTCCAGGCTCAACCTTGCCAATGACTCTGCAATCCGGCGCAAAGTGTCTCCGTGAACATCCAGGACAGCGTTTGCGTTTTCCGCGATCTACGCATTCGCACTTCGGACAAACTTCTTTGTTTGTCCCACGCTCGCGCACCCAGCCATCCTGCCGGGCCAAAATGACAGCGCCCAGCGGCGTCTCGCCCATAAACTCTGCCGACCTAGGACATTTGGAGCATTGCAGTTTAATCAGGACATGCGATGCCAACTCTTTAGCTACGCGCTCAAACTCCTGATCGCCGCGAATGATGCGATTGCGCTCCGATTCGTACTCTTCAAACTTCTCCGCGGTCTTCGACTCGTAGTCTTCTACCGTCAGCGCCTTGAAGGGCAGATGTGGTCGCACGGCCTCCAGCATGGCGTAACGTTCCATACGTGAGCAGTCATTGAGCAGCGCCCGCAGAATCTCATGGTTTGCGATCAGCTTGGCCAACTCCGGAACCAAGTCGGGATCGTTCAACCCGGAGAACCCTGACCGAATCAGGCTGGTTTCGAGTTTTCGGCGCTCGTGCTCGTTCACTCTTCGCCTTCTCCGATGTGCAGTTCGCTTTTCAGGTGCGCCATGAGCTTCCCGCCTTCTGATTCCCCGAAAACATGGTCCTCGGGCTTGTGCTCGTAGCTGGTGAAGTGATGGGTAGCCACGTGCCCGCCCGATTCACCTTCGCGCAGTTCAATGTGGCTCAGCTCTTTCTTCGGGGCTTTCGGCGTCTTCATGGTTGGAGCCTGAGACATCGCCTCGTAAGCGCCCATTCCTTTTGGCATGTGTTATTTCCCCTTTCCGAGAATGCGGTCGGCCTTGGCCCTGATCCTTGCCGCAGCCGAAGGCGAGAGATTGCCTTTGTGGACTTGCTGAGTCGCGCGAGACTTTGCGTTCGCAGCATGAGAGCGGTCAGGCATCGGGTATTTTCGCGAGCCAGGAAGTCCGAACTCTGACTTCGGCAGGCTGTTACGGGTTGCGGATTTCAGTTTTGCCATGATTTTTATTTGTGGGCGGCTTCAGCATTTCACGCTGCTTTGTGATTCAGCACCTGTCCCGCATCAGTCTTGCGCGGGGGTCAATGCCACAGCATTCATGCCGCAACAGGTCGTAGAATGTCGTCAGGTCCGTTCCTGCTCTCGGGCACCACCGCCCCTTGAGTTGCTCAAACTTGTTCCCTCATCCCCACATGAACCCACGCCCGCGCGGTTGCTGTGGCTGGGCCATGTTGGCCGATTTCTTCTGTACCGGCATAGCAAACGTCAGCGCCAAAGCGTCTCCATCGTCCGGGCTGCTGGAATCTATCCCCATACGCGCCAGGCGTTTCTTCATCATCTCTTTGGGCTCAAGTTTGATGCGCTGCTTCGGGTCACTCACGAGGAGCGGCTTGGCAAGATCCGCAGCCAGTTCGTGGTCACGGTCAATCGAGCCCTCGGCCAGCCATTCATTCATGCGGAACCACATGTAATCGCGCATGTAGGCACATCGAATATGCGGCGAGTCCGCGCCAAAGTTAATAACCATGATGCGGTCGCCAAATCCCAAGGCTCTCAGCCGGCTTTCTACCGGAGCCGCGATGCCGGCGGAGTCGAAGAACAGCATGTCCAGCTTTTCGCCGTTGTACCGTGCGGTCAGGATTTGAGAGAGCTTGCCAACCATTATCGCGGGGTCGCGGGTAAATTCTCCTTTGACCTTGACCGGTGGAATAGTCTTGGCGTCATAGCCCTTGCGAAACCTCACTACGTTGTCATCCGCGCCGCCCCACGCGAAGTCAACGCCGGCGACTAGGGCATCATCAGGCAGACTCCGGGGTAGGCGGTCCTGAGCATTCTTGATAGTGTCCTGCCCGATGTATTGGCCGCTCGATTGGCGCGGCGGTAGTCCACGAACACGGACCCGAACAAAGTCTGAATCTTCCCCGTAGAGCTCAACCCATTCCTTGATTTCCTCGGTGTTGATGCCTTCGACTTCGCGGGAATCAATGACGTGGTATTTCCACAGATGGCGCTGATTACCATGAACGCAATCGTAAAAGTCGCCACTGTTCAGAGTAGGGTTGCCAAACTTGAACCAGAGGATTTCCGTATAAGCATCTGTCAGCGCGCCGCGGCCTACCTCAGTCGAAATCTTGGCGGAAATCTCGCTGGCCTCATCCATGATGAGGATTAATCTGCGGCCTTGGTTGTGCGCGCCGGCGAATGCCTGAGGGTTGTCTTCACTCCACGGCATGAAATCACAGCGCCAAGTCTGATCATGGTTCTCTTCAAGTACTCGGATGGAGCTAACATGAACATCGAACCAGTTAGCATTCAGCGCCCTCCGGAACCAGGTTGCACACTCAGGCTGCGTCTTGGAATCGAGCTGGCCTTTGGTGTTGGCCGTGACGACTACTTTGCAGTCTTCAAAGGTGCTTAGTCCCCACCAGATGATGAAGGCCACAAGGGCAGATTTGCCAATACCGTGCCCGCTACTGACAGCGCATTTGTAAGGTTTGAATCGTGTCTCGGGATTGCTTAGATGAGTTGCAATATCTTTCAGGATCGCCGCTTGCCAGCCCCGCGGGCCCGCATGGCCTTTTAGTTCACCGTTGCCCCACTTAAAGCCATACCGCACAGCCGCGAGCGGATCATGGTTATATTTGGTTAGGTCAGCGGCCAACATTCGCTGATCCTCTGCCTGCTCTGGAGTAGGACAGATCATCCGGCTTCTGCCCTTTCACGCGCGGCCCTGATTTCATCTGCCAAACTGACCCGCAATTCGCCACTTACCTGCACTGGCTGAGCAACTTTCCCCTCAAGGCGGTCGAGTGCCTTTTCCAGCAATAGAACCTTGGCCATCGCACTCTTCCCTTTCATAATCTTGCGGACCTGAGCAGCAACAAAAGGCTTGTCCTGAAAGACTTCGCGGAATACCTGGGTAATCCAGTCCTGCCCATTCTTTCCCTCGGGGTTAAGTACTTGTCCAGGTTTGATTCGCGTAGCAGCGCCAATTTCAGGCGAATGGCCCCCGCGTAACACCTTCTTAACGCCTTCGGGTTGGGGAAGTTCGTCAGCCATTTCTGGTCTTTTATGCATTCCAGCCGCGTTTTGGGCATCGCATAATTTGAAAACTATGCATAAACTACTTCACCATCGCTTCCGGATGACTGGTTGGGTATTTCAAGCTCTGCAATTGTTCTATGCTTGGCGTTCTGCCGCTGCGGTGTATTGCGCCGTCCGCGTCTCGCCAAGCCAAACCGCACGGACGCTGGCCGAATTTCCCATCACCGAGCAATTCAAAAGGACCGTAGAAAACCTTGATGTGTAAGGTGTGTCCTACTATCTTGTCGTTGCTCATTTCACCATTGCCTCAGGGTGTGCAGCCCCTACAGCAGCATTCCAGGCTTTCTTTAAATCACTGGCTGATTTGGCTTTAGGAATAACTGGCAGAGCTTGAGTTTGCAGTATGGAAGATTGGGCCGCTACTGAACCGGTGGGCAGTTTCTTGAGCAAGTAGCCGAAACCGGTGTTCACGACCGCGACCGCGATGTCGATGTATTTCACCAAGTCCGGGTTCTTGATGTGCACGTCAGCCAGCACTGTTGAGAGATTGCCTGTGAGCGTGTTCAGCAACGCGTGGATTTGCCCCGCGACGCCGGGTTTCTCCGTGGCCGATGCCGCTTCAAACTTGTTGTAGAGAGTCAGCAAGTCTTTCAGGCCCACATCTGCGAGCGACATGATTCCAGCTGCCGCCGGATTACCCGCCGCGATGATTGGAATGGCTGCTGCCCAGATTTCTTCGCCCACCTGGAGCCCTGCAACGATTTGGTCCGCGCCGATCTTGGGACAACCGGTGGTCATCAGGATCTCAGGCAGCACGAATGCTCCGACTCCAGCCATACCGGCGAATTTCGCGAAGTCTCTGCGAGTTAGCTTGTTCATTCAGTTTGTCCTTTCAGATTCAATGAGTTTGCGGGCCAGTTTCTCTGCCTTTTTGTGGGAGTAGCGCCGCTTTAGCTTGGTGTCGTATTCGCGCCCCGCTCGCTCAATGCCAACGATGTATGCGATTGCGGCCGCAACGCCCAACACGAGAATGGAAATTGCGCTGTTCACGAACTTAAAAAGTGCCATGCCAGCCAGCCAAGGATCATCGCCCTCAGCCACTTCGGAGTCAGATCGCGTATCACCCAGGTCAGCGGTACCGCGCCGCGTCTTATTCCCTTGTGCTGCTGGTAGAGTGCCCAAGCTTCATTAATGGCAAAGTAGGCGATGAACGCGTACCAGATGTCCTTGGCCCACCAGCTCATTGCGTGTAGAGGCATTTACTTTTTTGACTTTGCGAATCGTTTACTATGTTCCGCGCCGATTTTCTGCTGATGCTTTTCCAAGAAACCTAGTACTCGCGCCTCGACCTCTTGCAGCACCACGCCGAGCATGTAAGCGGTTTCTCCGCCCTCGTTCCTTGGGAGCTTATTAACAGCATCCCAGAAACGCTTACTTTTATTGCCTGAGTAATGACACACAAGCTTCATTTGTTTGGGTTTGCGTAGGCCAGAATGATCGTTGCCAGTCCGCCGAGAATCGCTGCGCCTTTGGCTCCGAGCAGTCCGTTAACGGCGCCGCGGATTGCGTCATTCGACACATAGAGTGTTACTCCGGTTACGACCGCGCCGGCCAGAACGTGTGTCCAAGTCTTGAATTGCGATAGAAACTTCATTGCTTCACCTTTCTGACAAACTCGTGAGATATTCCAAGCTTTCCGTGCAGCCAGTGAGAACATCCGCACGTTTCACATGGCTCGTGAGCTTTGGGAGGTAGGGCTAGAATCTTGGCCTTTAGTTGCTCTGTCTGCGCAGGCGTCATTGCGCGACCGTCTGGTACTTTGCCATCCGTGCCATAACCTGACTCGGGTAGTACGAATTTCCGCCGCCATTCCAGCGAAGCAGGGCTTTCGTCACATCTCCGCCGGCCGCGTCCAAGCATTTCTTCAGGAACCTAACCCCTACCGAGATACCTATGTCCGGATCGCACAGAGCCGAGAGGAACTGGTGCTGGAATCCCATTGCGCGCGCGTTTTCGCCCATCACCTGAAACAGCCCAAAGGACATAGCGCGAGTCATTTCTTCCGTGGTCGGAGCATCGGGTAATGCCGGGTGAATGTACCTGCGCTCAAATGCAGGCTCAAAGCGAATGGCCCAGCAGTTCCATCCTGATTCCTGCTCTGCGACCGCACAGGCTAAGGCCGGGTCAACTCCGTAGAGAGTCGCTTGCTGCTTGACTTGATCGACTAGAGATTCTGGATCCATTTACGCTTTAGCCGCCATTCCCTTCAGCTTGGCGCATTTGCGTTTCCACGCTTGCCGGTTCCACTCCCGACGCCGCTGCACGTCATTGTCAGCATCGGCATCGTTCGGTCGGTAAATCGCTTGAACCAGCTCATCCATGAAGTAGCCGCCGATTATCGCCACAGCCTCAGCACACTCTCTGCCGGCCTTGCATTCGGCACAGTTGCGAACATGCTCCGTAAAGGTCATTGGCACCGGATAATCCTTGCGCCAGTCTTCGCGTCGATGCCGATTTGCTTACCATTTTGGCAGTCACAATCTTTGCGCTCATTTCCGTCTGCATCCGTCCAGGTGTTTGTTACTCGGCAGCCTGTCCAGTGATAATTGACGGGCCTTTTGGCCGCGCAGCCGCCCAGAGGTACCAGGCAGAGCAGAGGCAGCAAGCGGCGCACGACTCAATCCCCTGCCACCACCTTGCCGCCGTTCGGGTCAATGCCCTTCCGCTTTGCGAAGTCACTCCACATCAGCTTGTGCTGATAGTTGAAGATTGAAAGTCGCCAGAGAATACCGACCAAAAGCGCCGTATTCCCGACTTGGAGAAGATCGTGAACGAAAGGGGGCAGCATAAGTGCGGAACGAGCTACTCAGGAGTAAAATTCCCCGCAGCCGAGCAGGTATGGTATGAATGCTTGTTCGGTCAGGCCTCGGATTTTCTGTCTCAGCAGAGTCCGGGGCCGCTGCCACTTACGCTAGGAATTGCCTTGCTGATTTTGCTGCCACTGTTGGAGCTTAGCAGTGAGTTCGTCAAAATTGGGCGTGTTAACTCCGCCCGACGCACCGCCGAGCGGACCCGTACCAGCCCAAGGTTGCTGGAAGTGCGGCTGGATAAATGGCTGATGATGATAAGGATTAGGCCGACCGCAACACGGGCAATAACCACAATTCGGACAAACGTGCATCATAAAATTCCTCTCACGCGAATGAGCTTTGGTCCTTCGCTGGATACGTCAATAAAAGGGGTTGCCGCCAAAACGTACGCTTAGGAATGTCCGCAAATAAATAATCGGGATAGTCGTAATCGAATGATTGCTGCACCTGCACGATTCGGGCGGATCTTGCCAGCTCAGGAACGTAACTCATGGGCGACCGCATCCGTATGACGGCCTTATTAACCCACTCCGCCAGTGCTTTACGCACAAGAGTCAAGGCGACGGTTTTCTTGACGCGCCGCGCCGGGGATTCACTATGATTTTGGTGGGATTCGAGAACGCCAATTTTGGCAGACACTGGTAGTGTTGTCACCTGCGGACCCCGCTTTACCGTGCGAGGCTACGGTCTTTCAGATAAGCGGCGGACGGGGGAATCAGAACGCCGCCCATCCTATTTGTGAGCCCTTAGTCGTTACATGTGGTTATGAACTAAGCAGAGCAGGAAATCAAGGTACTAAGTGGAATCACGAGCAGAATATATTGTGTAACATTGTGTTCAGGTGCGTTTCGCCTGCCGGATGATCCAGACAATGAAGGCAGACTTGGACAATCCTGAGTCCTTACGCTTCTGCTCACAGTATTCGTAGATGTCTGGGGGCATGTAGACCATGACCGGAACCTTTTCGGTTTCGGCCTCTTGCCGGCTGGATGGCTTGGGATCTGCGCTCACTGGCCCTCCGCTGGTTTCTCGAGGCAGACTAATTCTCCGAATAGCTCAGCGAGTTTTGCTATGTCCTCGGGCTTCCAAAAGCTGGTGCCGGGAAAGTAGTTCGGCGTAACGTACTCGGCTTGAACCGTTAGCTTGATGATTTTCCCGTTCTCCGATTCGGCGTACACTTTCATGGCGTCCTCCGCTGCCTTAGTTGCTCCAAAATCGCATTGCCGATCCACTCGGCCCAATCCGCATCCGGGGCAAGCTGGTCTTTCGCTATCAGTGCATTCCATTCGTCGTCCGCTTTCCAGATCGCAGGCGCTAAATCGTCCCCTACCATCTCCTCCAGAGAACTCAGGCGGGCGGTCAAACACTCAATCGTCTTCTCCTGCGCCTCTGAAAGTCCTTCCCATTTGTCTGCCCAGGCCTTTGCCATGTCCCGCTCCTCCCGCGCTTTGGCCAGATTATTACTGATGCTGTCCAAATACTCCCTACTTAAATCCAACTCGGGAGCGGGGTGGGTGGCTGGCTCGGCGGGTTTCGCGAATGCTTTGCGATCATAGACCGGCGACCCATCAGCCGCAGTATCTGCGGGGAAAGTCTCCTTGTGCTTGATCCGTTTCATTTATCCTCCATCTCTCGCAACGTCTTGTAGTGCTCCAACTTGCGGAGAAGGTCGGCAGCGAGTGCAGGGTATTCCTTCCGGCAGGATTTGATGTATGCCGCGATTGCCGCTAGTGCATGCTTGTCATGCCGCCAATCCAGCACGAAATACTCGCAGTCATTGTGCCGCGCCTTGTTGTCGTTGCGGGTTACAGTGAATTTGTCATAGAGGCCGCGTTTAGTATCGTCCGCCCCGGCAGCTTCGGGCTTGTTGGTGGTCATGCGCTTACCTCTTGCGGAAACGCGTCCTCGTACTCGAACTCATAAAAATCGTCATCCGTTCTGCCGTATTCGCGCAGTTGTTTCAGGTACTCATCTCGGCCAAGTTCGAAGATTTTTCGGGCGTGACCGATGCCAAACTGATGCATCGCGCCAGTCATGCCGAACTCGCGGAGCTTGGGATGGGCAGATATGAACTCATCCATTTCTCGCGCCTTGGCATTATCGGGTGAGGCTATGCCGATGATGTTCTGGAACTCGGTATAGGTTGGTAACTCGCCCTCGGTCTTGCATTTTTGCATGAAGGCGAGCGCTCGGGCGCAGATGACTTGGCAGCCCCATTCGTAGCCGCCAAACTCACGACCGCCCATTCCTGAAATATCGCATACTGTTATTTTGCTCATTTCCGCCCCTCCTTGGACTGATCCCCGGACTCGGACTTTAGTGCGGCAAGGGCTTGCAGAAACGTAGTAGCGAATGCCGTCCACAACTCTTGATTGGCATCCCAATCGCCATCGGGATAATCAATCGAGTAAGCCTTCCGCGCCAGCTCCGCCGCCCCAATCTCCGGCTCGCTCGGTTTCGGCTTGATTACAAACTCCGTCATGCAGTCTTGGCAGACGAATCCGGCGTGATCCAACACGTCAATCGCTTTGAAGATCAGCGTCGGGGAAATGGTGAGATGGCGGCACTCTTCGGGCTTGATCAGTTTGCGCATCGGCCCCGGATTCAGAGCATCAGGCCATACCAAGCCAGACGCTCCAGAGTTTCCGCCCTGCGACAAGACGATTGGTTGAACGGGGTTGGTCGGCTTAGCATTTGATGTCATAACGCGCTCCTACTTCTTCCACTTCATCTTTCTTGCCAGGAATCGGTTTATATTCGTACCAAATAGAATCCTTGGGCCAAGCGCCTTGGCGGCTCCTCGCTTCCCGTTCGCTCTCGGCTGTATCCAGCACAACAGCGGCATCGGTGTCACCCGAACGAGCTCTAGCATCGAACAAAACAAACAATCGCCCGCTGGTCGGCTCAGTTTTCATGTAGTCCCCCTTTCTTTAAAAGCTTTTCTTCTAAACGTTATTGCTTGTGGGCAGAGCCTCGGAGGGTCCCTGCCCGCCTTCAGTGTTTACCGTGGTTGCTGCGCGGGTGCTGAAATCAAATACCTCTTGGCTCAGTCGTTTGGCCGCGATCTCCGCGTATGGTTCCTCAAGCTCAATGCCTATCGCGGGAACTCCAGCCATTTTCGCTGCCTCAAGTGTCGTGCCTGTTCCGCAGCATGGGTCTATTACCGATTGGTCAGCGAACACGCGCACAAGGAATTGAAGGTGCTCAAGCCGTCGCGGAGCAGGATGTGGCAATGCTTCGTAATCCTCGGGGTCGCTCTGCCCTTCGCCGCGTCCGACGTGCTGAAGCTTGTTGCTGTTGTTTCGCGCTACATACTCGCCGGATAGGACGTGTCTGCCTTCTCTGGATGGTGGCGCGGTTCCGTAAGCGTAGGCCACATCGGAGCCGACAAGGATTCGACCGCGGTATGACGGACGGGCGTAACGAAGCCAGCAGGTCCGCAGATATTCATAGCGCGATGGGACGGCCGATAGAAAACGCGGGTCGGACGTACAGCCCAGATGCACAACAAGGCGCTCCACCTCGAGATGCTCGCAAATCTCAGCGAATAGAAGGAAAGGGTCTTTTACGCTCGGGAACACGCTATTCGGCCAGACTGGATCGACAATGCAGGTATCAGGCTGCGGACGCTCGAGCTGCGGAAGCACTTCCCGCGCATCACCACAGTAGAGTGTTACCCAGTCGTCTTGGTAGTACGGTTTCAACACTCTCTCCACCTTTCACGCTCAGTTGTTCCGGGCAAGGGCCCCTGATCACTTTCTTTTCAAGCAAGCTGCGTAGAAAATAAGTCTCTTACTGACTTCTAGCTGCCACCTTTCTGCGAAGGGATTTCAAGGACTTCTCCCCGCGTCCGCTTTAGTGGCACCCAGACTTGGTTATGGAACTCGTAATGCCATACACTCCCGCGCTCATCGAGAGCGAACAGTTCCGTGGAATTGTAAAACTGAGTGTTGTACTGACGCGCTCCGCAGCAAATCTGAACAAACTTAGCATTGGTGGTCACCGGGCCTTCTCCTTCCTCTGCTGTGTCTCTGGGGTTGGCTTCTCTGTGCCGTCGTAATAACCAGCGGCTTTCACTAGGCAGGCTTGAAGATTGTTGCCCTTCTCCGCGAGACGCACACCAACCTCAACACCCAACAGAAAGCACCCCCGTTTCGCTATCAAAGTGTTTACGTCATACTTAGGCCGTTTCATGCCTTCTCCTTCCTCCTATTCGTGAGCTTCGTCCAAATGCCGTTCTTGACAGGTCACCGAGCAGTAGACCACTCCGCAGCAGCATTGCCCGATTGCTGGAAGTTCACAGTCGCCCACTCCGCAAATCGTAGGCTCACTCGGCTCAGGGAACACGGCCTTAAGCGGTTCGAGGTTCTCCGCCGTAATTGGCGTGTTGATAAATTCTTCCACCGCTTCGATCTCTTTCTTGTTCATGGTTTCTCCTTGTGTGTCTCGTGGGTTTCTGCGGCTCGAAGTTCTTCAACTCGCATCCAATAGCGCGACATCGCCTTGGAATAGCATGGCTCAGAATGCTGGAACATTTCGTAGTCAACCAGCCGCTCGCCGGAAATCGCAAAGGTATAGCTTTTCTCAATGCGCGAGTACAGAGCCAAGGCGTAACGCTGGCAATAGGCCATTTGTTCCTCTGTGTAGTGCATCGACCCGGCCATCACTCACCATCCTTCCTCTGCTGTGTCTCTCTTGCTTTCATTTCGTCGTTGGATTTTCTCCATTAGATCGGCGACTGCTGCCTGCTCTGTCGCGCCATGTCCGATTGGATACCCCTCGCCATCATAGGTGTCACCGTCAATCGCCGACCAATCGAAGTTGCGATTCGGAATCGGCGGGTAGTCATAAGAAGTCTCGATCTTCATTCACTTCTCCTTTGCTTGCTGTGTCTCTGGGGTTGCCGGGGGAGCGGGGAGAGGACGCCAGTGGGTCGGATCGATTTCTGCGGTCTGAAATCCGTGCGTTACTAGCGTCCAGTTCGTCGTTTCGTGGTCGTAATTGGCGATCTCGTATACGCTTCCGTCGCCGCCCGGAAAATGCACAAGCACATCATCTGAAATCTCTGGCTCTTTGACGCCATCTCCGTAGATCGCTTCTGGCAGCCTCTCTCCCACCGCAATCCATCCATCAGAGGGATGGGGCGGGGCGGCGTAAAACCTTTTACTGTTGTCCAGGCACCATCCTCCTGCCCGATCGTGCTCTTCTTGCGACTTTCCGCAATGCCTACAATTCCTTGGAGAGATAGTGGCTTGGTTCAGGATGGTGTGAAGAGACCTAGCAATGGTTTCCGCGAAACTCTTCTTCGCTGAAGTGTCCGGCAGATATTTGTAAATGTCGCCTCGTGTGCAGTAGAACAAGTCTTCAGCTAAACGAGCCGCCCAACCTGGCACCGATTCGCGGTCAATGGTTAACCCTGTGTAGATGACTTCAGATGTTGCCGACGATGTTGACGGGGCGGAACCCAGTCGAAGATGGGCTGCGTGACAGTTGTCTAATTGGCTGCGGAGCTGAGAAATAATCGCCTCTAATTCTCCAAGCTCCTGCCCCTCCCGCCCCCGTTCGAGACGCGAGAGAAGCTCGGCGCGGAATTGTAAGAACTGCTTGTCGGCCTCTGTTTGCCGTCCGATTGCGCCGAAAGCATGGGCAAAGTTCGCCAGCAGTAAGTCATCCGTCATCTCTTCAATCTTTGTTTCTTGGGTGCTCATTAAAACGTCCCCCTTTTTATTGCCCTCACTGTTATTTCCGTCCGCGGGTTGGCCACGTCTCGCCGCTTCCGCAGATGCAGATCAAATACATGCGCGTCTGATACGGCAACAGCGAGTCCCTTTTTGACCGTGCGGAATACTCGTAAATCGGCAAGCGCATCGAGCAGGACTTTCGCGAATCCATCTACATCGCCCTTCTGTTTGGCTCCGAGGTAGATTGTTGCCTCAACGGTGAAATATTCTCCAACAACGTGCTGGAATCCTACGAAGTGCTGCATGTCCGCCTTGAACTTTGTGGCCTCTGGCGTCAGATAATGCCTCCCGCTGCGCGTGTGCTTGACGTAGTGGTTGCAACTCGGGGGTATAAGTGGGACGGTGAAACTTACGCTTTGTTCTTCCACGATTCCCCCTTTACCACGCGATAGATTTGCGAGCGGCTAATATTGAATCGGGTGACCACCTCACGGATATTTCCACCGCGGCGACCACCGAAGGGGCTACCTACAAACGCGGCCTTTATCTTCTCCACCTCCTCTGGCGAGAGCTTGGTTTGGGGCTGGCGACGAATGTTTTCGGTGCGCGTGACGGCTTCGAGGTGGGCCGGATTAACACACCTTCGGCATCGGCATATGTGATCCACCTCGAGCCCTTTCGGGATAGAACCAACGTAGCGCTCGTAATACACTATGTGCGCTTGCTTCGATCGGCTCGGGCCTACTGATGCCCGACCATAGCCATTGGCATCTATGTGGCCTTGCCACTCCCAGCACCCAGTAGCAGCGTTTACGATGTACGGATGCGCTAACTTGCCTTGGTGGCCCATGATGTACTTTTGAGCATGCCCAGCGATACAGCCCTGCCGCCGGTTGGTCATTTTAGCGATTGGCGCTTTCCCGCCACACCCGCACATGCACAAACCGCTAGGGTTTGGTGGAGTTAGCGGAACCGTAAATGTAACTTCTTTATTCATAAGCATTTGTATGATTGCGCCGCCCGGTAGCTGGCCGAGCGGTTTGTCAAAGAATCGGATAAATTTTCCCAACTAGCTTCTACAGGTTCTCCTCTACTTTTGATTTGCTTCCGATGATGCCTCTATTAAGTAATTCCTGCTTTTGCCTCTCCAGTTCCGCATTGCGCTTTCGCAGGTACTCGTTGTCATCCAGCCGTAACCGCTTTCTGGGCACCGCTTTGGTTAGCTTTACGACACTCACACCGCTTAGCCTTTCCAGAGCGTGTATCCCATCCTGATCCTCCGCAGATTGGGCAATTCTCTTGTTCCGGGCTTCGCTGCGGAGCCGCTCCAGGCTCTTTGTGCCGGCCCGTTTCTCCGTTGGCCCCGTTTTCGTGTAAGGGCCAGATACCTTTCCAGTTGTTGAATATGGATTGATCCAAGACTTCTTTCGGCTCATGGCCTTGCTCCTTTAAGCGCCCGAGTTTTGTGACCGCAATTTTTATCGCCCGCCCGGTTTTTATTTCTTCGCCTATTTCCTTTCGCATATCGAGGTACTCACGGAACTCTTCCTCAGGAACCCAATCAGGAACCTCTCGTAAAGCAGAGAGAAGAGAAGAGTCGTTTCGCCTTCGTCGTTTCGTGACCTTCGCTCCCTGCTCGTGTAGCACCTTCAGCATCCGCTCGTTGTAGATCCGAAGACCGTCCTCTGTGCGATTAAAGTGGCTGTCCAACAGTTCCATGCCTCCATGCTTTCTGAAGTACCATTCTGTTCGCGCTCCAGCCAATTTCCACAGTTCGGAAACCTCGTTCGGCAAAAACCCCGGCGTATCTGAATCTGCTAACTCGATCAGAAGTTTCGAGTACCATCCAAAGGCGTAATCCGGCAAAGTCTTATAGGCTTTCGATCCTTTCATTCGCTGGATGTAATACGGTATCCAGGTTGGCTTGTTGAGAATGTCGGTCAGTTTGATTGCTCCGATACCACTTGCGCACTGCGCAAGGTAGCTTCCTGCTCTCCGAATGTGTTCTGATGGGTCTTACGCTTCCAGCTTCTAAGGAAGCGCCGTAGGGCCGCGTAGCACGAATCTGAGCAGCAGAATCTAGCCATGCCTTTGCGGTTCAATCTCTGGGGCGGAATGGAGTGAGTGCAATTCACGCAGAACAAACTCATGCCGTCAGCGCTTTCTGTTGGGATACTTGCTCAAGGAATCGGTCGTACATGGTGATTGCTGTTCCGGTTCCGTTCGGGCCGTTCATCACGCAGTAGGGAAGGAATACTTGGGCGATGGTCGCCTGTTCCGCTTCGATCAAAGCCATCTGCGCCGCTACCCAATCCTTGACGATGCGCCATGCCACGCGCCGCGATTGCTCACGATTCGCCGGGTTACGCTCAAACCGGATTCGCGCGTTGCGATCTTTGTAGCCATTGCAGAGCGACTTGAACACACCTTCAAAGTTGCAGGGCAGGCGGAAGGGAATCGGCATCTCGTTCAAAATCAGCATGAAACTAACGCCAGTCGGTCGCCCCTGCTCGTCATAGAGAACCTGGATTGTCCGCGCTCCCTTGCCGGCGAGCAGGCCCATGATTTCCCCGACCGTCTTGCCTTCGGGAACGCTTGTCGTGTAATTTTTGATCGCCATCTACTTTTGCTCCTGCATCCACTTGCCTAGTTCTTCCGTTTCATAAATCCGCTCGCATTCAGCTACTGACTTATCCGTCTGGGCAAAGAACTCTTGCAGATGTTCCGCCAGAGCTACCGCATCCGATCCGCATGTTCCGCAGCGCCCATGCTGATCCATTGGGCCGACTACGAAACAATCCAGACATATGCGGGTGTCGTTCACAGTTTGCTCAGCCTGTTCAATTCGACAACTTCCGGGTCTACTGGCTCTGGTTGGTCTTCTCCGCCATCGTTATCATCGTCGCGGATGAACTTTTGACAGGCGCACATAGACCCTTCAGGCCAATCTTTCTCCGGCGGGTATTCGACTTTGCAGCGACCTACTCCGTTGACGTGGCAGCAGCGGTCGCGCTCACATTCACACACTCCCGGCTTCAATTCCTCAGTGGGCTTACGCTTAAACGGGCCAAATACTCACGCTTCCGCCACCTTTCCATTGACTGACATCACCCTCAACAACTCCTCCACTTCACCCTCCTGCTCACGTGCGCTCTGCATGGAGTTCCTCCGCTGTGCCGGGGTTTCTGCTAGATGGAATCCGCGTTTCCGATTTCTGGTGATACCAAAATGCGTGCCGTTTTTCTTCAGGATGAAGTCCCATCCGCTCCCCAAAAAGTTCCTCTCCAGCCGCTCGATAGCTAGTTCTCGCCAACTGTTTGCTGTGCCGCTCATGCTGTTCGTTCCTCTGCCTTCCACGCAAGAATCTCTAACTCCGCTGCTGCTAAATCTGCCCGGTACTGGTCGGCATCGTCCGAGTTCTCAAGGTTGTACCGCCGCTGGGCCGAAAGCTTCGACATGCACGCTCCGCAGAATGACGCCTGCTTTTTCTTGGTGCCATTGCAGTAGCAGACTTCGCCTTCCCAATACTTCCGCGCTTCGGTGAGGTTCATAACTCGACCTGGCTTTCTGCTGACTGGCTTTCCGCCTGCATTGTGCGCCGCTCTATGGCATTCTTTGCAGCTCGCCAGAACGCCGTCCAGCGTGTCCGTCTTGTTGGCTCCGTGCCGAACGTGGGAGAGTTCCATTGATTCCCAAGTAATAATGCGGCAACAGCGCATATCAAGAGCGTCTTGGGCCTCGCAATATCCGCCGCTCCGCTGAAATGCTGCACGCCTAAGCTCCGTCATGTCCTCTCCGCGCAGTCTCACCCTATCCGGCCCCACTCTACGGGCAGAGGAGCGCTTAGGGTTTGGACGCGGGCGAGCGAAGGGATTTCTCAACTGGCAATGTCCTCATCTGTGATTTCCAGAGATGCCACAATCGACTGCGGTCCCGGCTTAACTAGGTGCTGTTCCGCGAAGCTCTTTAGTCTTAACGCTAAATCCCGGCAATCTCGCTCAAGATGCGGATAGCGGTACTGCTCCAGAACGTGTAGATCTCTGACTACAAACACGCGGGAATCATCTGTCGTGTCCGCTTCCTGCATTTCCCAGACGTACCACGTGAACCTGTCAGCGCCGAATATGTCCAGGTAATAGCGCCACTGATACTTCTTGAAGTAGCGTTCCGCGTCGAACCACGTTGCTGCCTTATGGTCCAGGACGTGATGACCGTTGATCGCGTCCACTTTCCCGCTAACCGTGATTCCGCCGTAGTCTTTGCTCTTGCGAATCTCACGGACAGGGAAGGCTGGCAGTTCAAAGTCACCGTCAAAGATGAACGTATGGCCTTGTGAGTCGATGCGTTCAACTTCCCCAGTTCCTAGTTTCTCCAAGGCTGCATGGAAGGCCGTGCCGCGCTTCATGTCTGGCGTCTCTACTTTCCCGGTCAGTTCCTTGATAAGCCAGTTCATGTCGGCGTCGGGATCGTCTTCCCAAGACCTGAACACATCGACTTGTGAAACCCGGTAGATCAGTTCAGGCATACGCCTTCTCCGGTTTGACTTCGTACTGCATGGCCTTTTTGTTGAACGTGAATCCCTTGTCCGTGGCCTTGGAGTGGAAGTACATCTTGGCCGCGTCCGGGGCGTTACGAACGTTGCCAATCAGCAGGTTGAAGTCATCAAGGGATGCCAGGTCGTCAATCGCGGTCTTCCATTCGTCCAGCCGGGATTGCTCGGCAACTTGGTCCGCGCTCATGGCGTTAAGCTTGGCTTTGATCTGGGCGATGACTTCAGCGAGAAAACGGGGATTCTTGTCAGGATGTGGAATTTCCAGTTCTTCGAGCTGCCCTGGATTCTTTCCGAAGGCTCCTTCTCGGGGCGAGAAGTCCAAGAACCGCTGTGTCTTTTTGTCCTTGCCTTGGCGCACAAATACGCGACCCATTGCGTCAACGGACTTGTAAATTTCGTTCTTGGAGCTGCCCTGCGCGTCCAGGCGTTCGATTACGTCATCCCCATTGCGCTGCTCGTCCATGTGGCAAATCAGCACAACGTCTTTGCCGAAGCCGTTCACGACTTTGAGCCATGCCGCGAACCGCGATTTCAATACGCCGAATCCCTGCAAGCTCAGCGAGCCGTCCTTTTTGCCATTCTTGACATTGTCGGCAATGATGTCGGCAGAGAGTTTGTCGAGTGCGCGGCCAGCCGTATCTACGATGATGGTTTGGTACGGAGCAAGGTCTTCAGCATCCATGTCGGACACATCGGACCACCGAGAACAGGCAACACTGTCCTTGCGGTTGCAGGCCCGATATGCCCCATTGTCAAAGTCCAGATCCAGCGGATCTTCGGCGGTAAAGCCGAGAGAAGTCTTGCCCACTCCCGGGGGGGCATAGATACACAGGTTGAGGCGTGTTACCTGGATCGGTTCGTTAGCTTTTATGATTCGTAGCGTCATCTAGGTTGCTCCTCTCTCTCAAATCTGGGGGCGATTGTTCTCGCAGGCTGAAATATTCCATGCTCTTGTGGGCGGCGCGTATTACCCGGCAATTCACTTCTACTCTCCGGTTGTGGATGAAACCCCTCAGCCTGCGTCTCGCATTGAGTACCGTTCATACTTGCGGTACTCAGGCCAGATGTTGATATATCCGCTTCGTCGCCCTGATCGCCGGGATAGCTAGGCGGAATCGGCTCCAGCGTCGGAATGATGTGATCCGGGGTTAAATCCCGTACTGCTCCGCGCCGGATGAGATTTCTCGCCGCTTGCGCCCAATGCTTCAGGTAGTAGCCGTCGCAGCGTACAAACAGGTCAGTCAGCCGCAGCGGAGAAACTTTGGCTAATTCGCGGAGAATCTTGTGCTCAATCTCTGATTCAGTAACGGGGAAGTGCAATAAGTTTGTGCTCATGGGTTTTTCCTTGGCTTTCTACCCTCTGCGAAGCCGCCGATTCTGACATCCACCTTGCCCGTATCAGGCGATAGGATTGACGATGTGCGCTCCGGCGACTTCGCACAGGGCAGAGCCTGTGCCTTACTTTGTTACTAGCTCAGCTTCTTCCGCCTGCGAGAGCAGCGGCTCGCATTCCCATTTCGCTTCCTGAACCTTCACGCAAACTGTGTCACGCGCGGCGGAAACGATAATCTCTGGGGCAGCAGTTGGCTTGAATTTGATTTCAGCGTAACTACCGTTGGTCAGCTCTTTGGTGCCGCTTCCGAGCGAACGAACGGCGGCGAGCAAATGCTCCTTCTTGTACATGTGGAAAAACAGCATTGGCGCTGTGTTTGTTTCAAACTCCGGGCGAGTCAATAGAAACTCGCCAATTTCCTTCAAGCGTTGCGCATAATCGTGCGACTTCATACTTCCTCCTAAGAAATCTGCGAAAGAATCAAAACTGAAACCAAAACCACAAACGGGCTCAGGAAAACGCACTTCCAGGCCAACTCCCTTACCTTGCTAGAGCTTGGAGAGGAGGCGGGGAAGTGGTAGATCAGGCTCATAGAATCACCGCCGCTGGCATCTCCGCATCCTGCAGCTGGTGAACATGAAAGCAGTTCGGGTGAATGTTCACGTACTCGGATTTGCGCGGTAGCATGATTGCGCCGTTGATCTGGGCCGCGTCAGGGCAGAGGTCGTACCACGCGGTATAGATTTCGTCCCAAGTCGGATAGCGGTACGGAACCGAGATGGACAGATGCCACAATCCCTGTTCTTTCGCGATGTGGGCCTGAACGTCGCCCCAGTGGTACCAATCGCCGCCCATTGGGTGAGAAAACTTCTTCCAGTTCGCTTTTGGAGTGAGCTTGATCATCGAATCACCAACTGGTACTCATACAGCCCTTCACCCAGATACCTGCGATTGACCGTGTGTCCGAAGTGAGGCTTTCTGAGGTCCCGCAGTCTGGCCGATACTCCCGCCTCTGATCCCTGCCAGCCAATCTCACGGACAATCTGGGGAATGGTGCGGAACTTTCCGTCCTTCATCAGCTCAAAGACCTTAGCGAGCTGCGAGGTCAGCCGGGACTGGTCACGAGATGCGGAGTAGGTCTTGCCGCCGAATAGGGGGGCATGGAGGGGCGTGCTCATGCTGCACCCCGTCCGGATAAACGAGGCGCAAGCCTGCTAGATTGTTTGTTTTCAGAATTTGGTGGCGGCGGCAGGACTCGAACCTGCGACCTACGGATTATGAGCACTTGGCTCATCGATCCGTCAACGTGATTCAAGCTGCCTGCCATTTGGTAAAGTCCTATGCTGCTTGTGTTTTCCTAGCCTTCGCCTCGGCGGTCGCCTTGAGGAGTTCTCTCAGCGCGTGGCGGATCACCTGCGACTGAGTGAAAAGGGGAAATTCTTTTCTCAGCTTCTTGATAACACCCAGGTCTTCCGCCGTCGGTTTCAGCGATATTGGGTTCCCGTTGGCCATTCGTAGGACAAGGTATTACCACATCGTACCGTGTGTCAAGAAAAAAATGCGGGGACAGAAACCCCGCATTCTTAGGTGCTTACGCCGTGGCAGAATGAACCACGGATTTTAACGACACGTTTTGCACAGCCTTTCTCTTCGCCTGCTCGGAAATGTGTGTGTAGTGGTCAGACATCTTGCGGGTGACGTGTCCGGCCAAGCTCATTATTACTGCGATGGCCGTTCCTGCTTCTGCGTAGCGCGTACATGACGTGTGCCGCAGGTCATAGGGCCGGAACCACGTTAGCCCTATCGCCTCCCGTACTTCGTTCCAGTGTCGCTTGATGCCGCTGACCGTCATCGGCTGATCTGGATTCCAGATGTGAGCCTTACGGAAAGGCATGAGGTATTGATGCGGCGCTGTGGATTTGGCGGTCGCTGCCCGTGCCAGCAGCATATCGACAGCCCACCGCGCCGAATCGGACATAGGAATAGATCGGGTCCGGTACTTGTTCTTGCTGTTGCGGACCCTAACCATCACGAGGTTGTTGTGTACATCCAGGTCGCCAATTCTGAGCCCCCTCTGCTCGTTGGTGGACATGGGGCAATCCAGCCCGAGCAGCGAGTACCAGTAGACGAACTGCCATTCCGCCCGCGATGAGGCGGTTAAGAGCCATTGATGCTGCTCTGCCGGGGAAAGGGCTCGGGGAATATCCGACTCTTCCCGCTGGAGGGGCATATAGGTCTCCTCCAGGCTCCGCGTCCAGCAGTGGGCGAATTTGAGGATGCGGACTAGTGTCCCTACCTCTTGGTTGATTTTGTTCGGCGAGATTTGGCGCTCTGGCTTGCCTTCAGGATGGAGCTTGCCCGAGGCGCGCATAAGTTGAAACTGGCGGATGTGTCCGGCGTGAATCGCTCCCATCTGGAGCGTACCGAATACCCGGTTAAGAGCCCGAACATACTGGCGCAAATCGTCTATGCCGCGCGGAGAGACAAAGCGAGCACGACCAGACGGGCTTACGAACGACTTGTATTCTATCCATTTATCGGCTGCGACTGCGAAGGTATAACGCCGCAGCTCTTGTGGCACGGTTAACATCGAAAGAGCCTCCTCGGATTGCCGAGAAAATTCCCCGGCGGACGCCGACTCCTCCGTCGCGAGAGCCTGCATTGGGGACGCAGCTCCTCGAAGCGTATCACTATTTTGCAAGCGCCAGTTCGCGCCATTGTCTAAATTCTTCCTTATCCCATTTTGGGAATATGAGTGCATGAATTTCTCCTTGACACTTCTATTTTTATGAATTGGATTCGGTACAGATAGGACTGCGGGGAGAAGGGTACACGCGGAAAGGGGAGATTTCAACAGGTATTTTAGGACAGTGTACTAAAATCTGCTCGTACTCTCTTGACAGCTTTAGGCTAATGCGCTAAAGTGGGCATTAGTTCAGGAGAGTTTATGGAATGTAAGCACTGCACTAAGCAAGCTGAATGGACATGGACGGATGCGGACGGTAACGAATCCAGCAATATTTGCCAGAACTGCATGGACACGATTGATCCGTACCGATTCGCCCCACTTTACCACTTCACTCCGCTGAAGTCAGCCCAAGTGGAGGGTAAATAGTGTCATCCGCTGTACAATCTCCAGGCATGGCCCCAAAGACCTACATCCCTCACTGGCAATGCCGTCACTGCAAGCACACATGGCAGATCAAGAACGAACGGGAGAAGCCCAAACAGTGCCCCAACCGCGAATGTCGAGCAGCGGACTGGGATCGGGAGAAGATCAAGGAAGGCAGACCACGCAAGCCCGGACGCCCTAGAGGGCACAGGAGGAGAAAATGAGCAACTTGATGAATTCTGGGAAGCCAAAAGAATGGGGAACGAACGACATGCTCCGCTTAGAGCAGCTATCGCCAGAGGATGAGGCGCGGCGGTTCTGCTATCTCGTAGGCTGGCACCATTATGGCGATACGCGGGTCATGCTAGGCAGCGGCGGTTACCTCAAATTGCCCGAGATGCTGGCCGACTATGCCCGCCAAATTACGGCCGAACGTGACGCATGGCGGAAGATCGCGCAAGACCTGCAAGCCGTGACGCTGACGAAAACCATTGTGCTCCCAGAGGAAAAATGAGCTTGCATTCGCAAACCGTTCGCCTTCATAATGTTGGGCATGAAAACCCTGTCAAAGACCGTCCTAGCCTGTCTGTTTTGTCTTGCAATCTGGACCGCGTTTCATGCGCAGCAGGTTCGTTCAGTCAAAGCTCAGAATGGTCCGCACTGCGTGCCTCCTGGTCCCTGCCTCATTCGGTAGGTGATCGGTGACGCTCGGCTTCTGGCCGCAGTTGGCATGGGCTACTGAAGCCATCTTAGAAACATCTGGCGCTTTTCTCGCCTATCGCCGGAAGCTCAAATATCTTTGCGCATTTTTAGCCTTCAGTGCTCTTGCCGATATGGCCGCTTTCGTTGCCCTCCGGTTTGGCTGGAGTCCCTATGTCGCCGTGGAATGGACGACCGAGGCCATCCAATACCTCATGCTCTCCGTTCTGGCCTGCAAGCTGGTCGCTCAGATGCTTCAGGACTATCGACGGATCGGCCCCTACGCCGGCAAGGTGGTCATGCTCGTAGGGCTGGCGTCGGGCTGGATCTTCTATCGCGGAGAGACTTTGCAGGACAGGTTTCTGGATACGGAGATTTTCGCCAGCTCGCTGCTGATCGCCCTGATCATCTTGGGCCTCTTGACGCGCAAGAGGGCCCTGGAATGGCCGCTGCTGGGGCAGATAGCTGGGCTGATGATATGGCTACTCGGAACTGGCGCTTGCGGAGCGGCTCAAAAGTATTGGCCTATGGCGGTCAAGCTCTACCCGATCGGTGAGATTTTAGGACTGCTCTGCTGGAATTTAGCCGCATACTGGAACCAGTGGGAAACCAAGGCTATCAGGATTGAGAGCGGACGGAAGTTTGAGCCTACGGGCGTTTACAGAGAGTTTGAGCAGAAGAGGGTGATGTGATGAAAGTTTTATGGTATGTCATCAGGGTGCTGTTCTCGCCGTTTTATGCTATTGGCGGCCTGCTCATCAGCCAGACCTACGAAGATTGGAAACGAGAGATGCTGGACTTTTATCGCTTCCGGTGATGGTAGAATTGGTCCCCCGTCCCCAAGCAAGGAGCACGAGTATGAAAGTCGCTGTTTTGTTGCTGCTGTCCCTGCCTGCATTTGCCGCCGATCATGCTCCGATCCCCGAGAAGCTAGTCTCCGCAAAGACGGTGTTTATTCAGAACGACTCCGGCGAACAGGGGTTTAGCGATGCGGTATTTACGCAGCTTCAGGAGTGGGGCCGCTGGCAGGTCGTAGCGAACCGGGCCGAGGCTGATGTTGTGATCACGCTCGACCACAAGGATGGCCTCCACAACTATTTCTACCTGCGAGTACTGGATCGGGAATCAGGGGAGCAGTTGTGGACCGCCAAGAAAGATGCGGCAATCAGGGTGTGGGGCAGAGTGGCAAGGATCTTAATGTCGAACCTGAGGAAGCAGTTGCCGCCGAATCCAAGTGCGTAGGGGATGCTGGAGGAGAAGGCGATGAGGAATCCTGCTGAGTATTTCAGGCGTCACCAGCTGCTTATGATCAGCCTTGTGCTCCGCTTCCTGCTTTTTATGGCTGTTTTGACGCCGCTACTTGTTTTCATCGTATGGCTTCAGCTTCAACCGCAGTCTTAAAACATCCGCTTGATTGGCGGCTGCCGTCCTTTGTCGAAGCCGCGACGTTTTCCTTCGTGGCGCTCTCCCCGATTCAGGACTTTGCGCTACAGGAAACGCCGCTGAAGGGCCTTGCCGCCTGCCTCTCGCTGTTGCCGATGTTGGCCCTCGTCGCCGTTGGTATCCCGCGCTGGATTGCCAGCCGAATGATGCTCAAGAGAGTTACGCTGATTTGCTGCACCTACGCAGTGCTCGTGACCGTGTACGGGTTCTTTCGTTTCGGTTTTGCGAGCGAAGGCGAAGGGTTGATTCTCAAAACCGTCACGCACCTGATTACTTTTGCGGTATTTCTCGGCGCTGCGTTTCTGCCTCAATACGAATTGCGCGGAGCCGTGCGCGCGGGATGCTTTGCCGCGTTTGCTTTGCTGACCATTGGGATTCTGTTCAGCCAGGGAGCTCCGTTCGGGCTGCCTCAATTCCTTGAAGGATCGGTCTTTCATTTTCTGCCAAACGCTGACTTCGGGCGCCCACGCGGCTTATCAACTGAGCCGAGCACGCTCTCGGTGACCGTGATTGCGATAGGACTGCTCTGTGCTCATTTCAGCCGAGCACGCCACGCCCGGGTTCTATTCGTGCTGGCCACTATCGGGCTGCTGATCGCGTCGGCATCGAAGGGCGGAATCCTGATCCTGTTCATCTGTACCGCCGTTGTGGTCCTGATGAAATGGCATCGCTGGTATCAGTTCCCACTATTGGCTATTGCCCTGATTGTCGTCGGGTATACCGCTTCGTCCTGGGTTCCGCGCCTCTTTCCCGATGAAGGCGTCGAAGCATCGGGTAGCGTCCAAACCCGCGCATCCATGATGCTGACGGCTGTTTATGTCGCGGAGCACTACCCGCTCGGCGTCGGCTTCTCCGGCTTCATCCCCGCAATCCGTGAGCAGTTGCCTGACGCGATGGCGGCCATGCAGGAAGAAACTGGAATCCCGTTGGTCTTTACCGAGACGCAAGGCTTTCTTGTTTCCTCTGAAGGAATAAGCACCAAAAACTTCTTTTCCGATCAATTGATTCGTTTCGGATGGCCTTTTGTGATTCTCTTTCTGGTGCTCACTTGGAAGCTGCTCAAGCGGTTGACCAGAGAGCGGATTCTGTTTGTCGCCGTGCTCGCATCAATTATCGCGCTCTGCACCTATGTTCCGCTGAATGGGCAGTTCGCAACGGCAATTCTGATCGGGGTGGCACTTAATTGTGGCCAGCAATACAGTCGTAGGATGCGAAGCTCGCCGCCGCCGCCGTAAGAGCCGCAATTGTGATTGTGAATTGCGAGGCGCTGGAATTTGCGGTTGCGATGACCACCGGAACGTTCGTTAATCCCTTGCCAGTGCAGACAACACGGTATGCGGTATCCGTCTCGGCAACCGGAAGGGAAATAGCACCCGTAGTACATGTTGCTCCTACAGTGTTCCCGGTTGTACAGGTCGTGGTCGTATTGAATATCTGAAGTCCCTTGCCGCTGGTGATGCTGTTAAATGTCGGCGTCGTGAGCGTTGCCCCGGTATCGAGTACGAGGTTGTGACTGCTTCCAGTCGTTCCGTTTACCGCTGTGCCACCGCCGAAGTTGAACCCCGCCGAAGTGCTGAATTGAAAGGCGTGCCCCGCGTTTCCAGGATCAAAGAACAGCGTTGGAGAATTGTACTGGAGGATTACACTCCCATCCCCCCGGAGCAAAGCGAACGCCCCATTCCCCGACGCTGTATTCGTTAGCATGCGCAGAACCAGGGAGTTGTTACCATCGACAGATATCGTGTGGGCCGTGTGGAGCTTGGATATTTGAGCGCTGCCGTCATTGGCCGCGTTGCTGGCTTGTGTCATCGGGACATAGGTGAATGTGTTCGCTCCGGTTACGGTGATCTGGTAGAAGCCCTGGTATTGAACGTTGCCGCTACCATTGAAAACGAAGTCGTTGGTCGAATAGCCGTGGGCTGTATCCGTCACAGTGACAAGACAAGACGAAGGGCACCCGGTCATCGTTGACGACGTGCTAGTAGTTGCTGCGTACATCCAGTCAATGGAATCGCCGTTATTCGTTAGGTGGTTGAATTGATTCCAGATGCCGTACTTAACATTGCCGGAACTGGGCGGACGCGTGATAAGCCCAAAACCCCCAGTCCACATTCCTGTGCCAGCGTTCGATACAATTCCTGATTCCAGCCCCGCGGCGTAGGTCGCATTGAGGTTATTGCTGGCGCCTAATCCTTCTATTTGGCCCAGTACACCGAGGAAATTTAGTATCTGCGCGTTGCCGCTAGTCGATTCCGTAGTTGCGTCAAACTCCCCGCCGATCAGCGCGCCTGATTGACTCCCGACCGCCGTTGTTATGGCACCTAGAGTGGTAGTTTGCCCAGTAATGCCTTCGCACACGGCGTTATTGGTATACGCCCCCGCGTTGGCGAAGCACTCTCCCCACACAGCAGTATTCCCGGACTTCCAAGTGGTAGGGTTAATGCCAATTACCAATTCGGCGTTGCAGCAGGTACTTGATGCTTGTGCTACGGCCAGGGGGTCGCCGAGGCCAAGAACTGTCGTCGTGGGATTATTGAATTGATCTTTAGGATTCGGTGTGAGCGTAACACCGTCAAGCGCAGTTGCCCCGCTTATCGCCCCCGTCGTCGTTACCGATGTCAGCGTTGGCAGAGTAACAGCAGCCGCGCCTGAGCTTCCCGAGTGAGTCAGTATCAGCGTGCTAGTCGGATTTGCTCCGGTTCCTAGCGTATCTTTCCAGCACCAGGAATCCTGTGCTGAGGCTGAGCCTGTCCAGTAGTTGCCATCTGCGCAGAGGTTTGGAGAGTTCTGATTTGCTCCTGAGGTTGCTGCGGCTGAGGCTTGGACATTGGTATTCCCTGTGACCGTCAGATTTGCCAGCGTGGTCGCGATGGTGGCCCAGCTCACGTTGTCCTGCGTCTTGATGGCCGGGTTGCAGGAGTTGTCCGCTGTCGCGGCTGCAATAACGATCTTGTAGGACTGCGCTTGCAGGTAGATCGTCGCCCGCCCGCCCGCATCCAAGACGACCGGATTTTGGTTTTGGGTAATCCCCAAATCCGAATAGGTTGCCAGCGGCGTAGAAGTCCCAGCCGAATAAGTGCAAACTTTACCGCCGGCCAGCGGAGCCCCTACGTTATCGGAGAACTGCACTGCTGGGCTTACAAACGGCGAAACAGTGACTTGGGCCTGTAGACCATAGCCCAAAAGGAGAAGCGAGCTAAAAAGTGCCATGCGCAGTGCGCAAACAGCATTCTGGATTGTCATGGGATTGGAGTTATTTGCCGTTGGTGGCGCTTGAGAATTTCCCTGCTCGAATCTGGTTGATGGAGTCGCGAAGGACAGCTTCCAGACTTTCGTCTTGTCCCTGAAGCTTTGCCGCGTAGGCCTGAACTTCGGGATCGGATGCGGCTGAGCCTAGCCCGTTCTTGGCTGCTTGCTGGTAAACCGGGGAGTAGTCTGGGCGATTCGCGATGGTTTTCTGTGCGCGTGCTTCCATCGCTTTCGGCAATTCCACATCAGGAAAGAACTGCTTTACGACTTTGTAGTGCCATGCCTCTTGAGCGGCTTCGGGCGAGATATTTGGATTCTGTACAGGCTTGTTGCGCGAGAGCTCTAAACCTACGTCGCGCGCTTCGTCTAACTCATCTGGCGTCATGGAATCGCCAATCTTTTTCACCAGCGACGCCTCGGCTTTAGACGCCATTAGGTTTGCCTCTTGGGTTGTGTTGATTCCACGAGCGCGGGCGATTCTCAGCAGTGTTGGCTTATTGAGAGCCGTCAAGGCCTGATTGATAACGATGTCCCCGGATCGCGTAAGCGGGATGGTATTCGGGCCACTGCGGAATGCCTGCATGGCCTGTGTTGTGGCTGGAGTGATCGTGCTGGTTGCGGCTGGCACGGTCGGCCCCGGCAATGGTCCTATGCTTTGCGCTTCGCCACCTTTCGGCATCGGCCCCAAAGCATTTTCCATCGCCTCTTGCGCTGCTGCGTGCGTTGCCGGATGCGTTGATTCGTCCGCGCCGTCCGGAAGTGCATTGCTGACTTCTTTGATTACACGCAGGACATTGGCCAATCGCGGCGAAATGCTTCCAATAATGTGCAGCCCCAGCGGACCGACTGAATCCGCTACGGCTCCGAGTGTATTGCGCGCGACTGGCGCTGCTGCTTTCGCTCCTCTCGCAATCGGCCCTGCAGCTCGCTCCGCTAATTCCGGCGCAACTGCTTGCCCAATGGCCGCGGTCAAATCTCCGGCAGCGCCCTTGTAATTCTTGGCTGCAATGTCTTCGCCGGCGGTCTGCGTTGCTGGTCCCACCATCGGCAGGGAATTGAGAACTGCTTTTGTTCCCGCGAAGGCTGCCTTGCCAGCGTTCGGAGCTACCGGCTGTCCCTCTCCAACATTCTTTCCGGCGTCGTAGGCTTCTTTCGCTGCATCGGCGGTATTGCTGACAAGAGCCTTGTTTGTTTCAAATGCCGTGCCCATGCCGGGAACAAGCAGATTCAGCCCTTGCGTCTTGAGTGCTGAGCCTACCTCAGCCCCCGATGTCGGTATTCCTAGATGCTGGCGCAGACGTTCCCAGAATCCCGGCTGCGGCGCAGGACTGGTAGGCTGTGTTCCTGACTGGACTGCCTTTCCGCCATGCTGAGCGGCCAGCGAGTCGTAATCAACCGCCGCCGTGCTGGCCGCAGCCGTGCCGCCGTGCTGCTGGGCTAAAGCGTCGTAATCAATTTGCGGAGTAGTTGCCACTTTTTGCCGGCTTGTTGCCTTCGTACTCTGTGACTACCTTGGCTCCATTGAGTTCACAGCACGCATTCCAGGGCACGCGGAAATCGCCCTTTCCGCAGTACAGATCGCGACCAACAGAATCAAGTTGATGGGCTCTGCTTGAGAATGGGCAGCGATGGCAGCCAAAGCCTTTTCCGTTGACTGCAACCCCGTACATCGCCTGTTCAGCCGTGTGCCCGATACCGGAAACATCCATCTCCCGGTCGCCAGCACACTTAATTTCCCAGTGCTTGCACGATCCTGCTTTTAGATCAACGTCAATCGGGATGATTAGGCAGTCGTCTTTGCCGTCCTGTTTGTTGCAGCGCCCGCAGTTGTAATTTCCCTTTTCGTCGAACGTTACCGCGCCTGCTCTCGGTGTCCAGGGATCTTCATAATGGGAGTGAGCCGCAAAGTTCATGCGGTTAAGCCGTTCTTCCATCTCCCGCTTGGCTTTGGCCTCATTGGTTGAGCCCAGCTGAGGTTCAACGAATAGCCCATTGGCGAGCTTGGGTCTGTAGACAATGCGCTCTGTCACTTAATCCCAGCTCGCTTTTTGAAGGAATCAGCGGAGTCCTGATCGGGGAAGGTGTAGGTCTTCCCATTTGGGGCCTGCACTGTAATGGCTCCCGCTCCACCGCCTTGGTTGGGGGTATTCGTCGCCGTTGGCTGCTTGCCTGAGATTCGGCCCTGAATATCAGCGATTTGATCCTGATAAGACTGGTGGCGGTTCGCCATATCCTGTTTTAGGATGTTGGCCGCAGAGTAGATCTGCTTCAGCGTGGCATTCGGGCCGATGAGCCCGGAGACTTCATGGCGCGCGGAATCTGACAGAACTCCGGAAGCATTGGCGCTATTCAGCACTTTGGCGATTTCCGTTACCGCAGTGGTACGCGCTGCGTTGAATGCTGCCTGATCGTCGCTGCCCAATCCTTGCCCGGCGACGGAGCGGAGCGGGGTATTGATCCAAGGCGAGCCGGAATCGACAACCTTTTTCGCCGTATTTAGGAACACATCCAGATTCTTTCCCGCAGTGTTCTCAAACGCCGATACCTGATCGAAGTTGGTTTGCAGTTTCTTGAGCGAATCCGTGTTGGCCTTGAATGCCGCTTCATTCCCGGCCAGCGATCCCTCGGGATGCAAGGACGCTGCTCGGTTCATAATTTCCCGGTTCAGTGCAATTCCCGAAATGCCGCGCCCGAGTGGCGGAAGCTGGCCAGTCGTCCAATATTTCTCCGCTTGCTGGTCAAAGGCCTCAGGAGTCATGCCGAACTTTTTAGCTACATCCCCAGACGATGCGCCCGGCTTTATCAGCCCGCCCGATTCAATGGTGAACCGGGCCGACGGAGCAAGGCTGGCTTTCCATCCCGCGTAGTCGGACGGTCCTTTGCCGGGGTGCTTCTCGAGATAGTCGGCCATCTCCATCATGTCTGGGGCGACTCCCGGCGGCATTCCATACTTTTTGGCGAATGCGGCTTGCTGCTCAGTTTTCTCAGCTTCGGCGTTCGCTTGTCTGGTTTTTGCTGCGGCTTCCTGGGTCTGCTGGCCCTTCAGTGCCTGCTCAACTATTTGGCTTCTGCCCATCAAGGTCTTTTCCAGCAAATCCAACTGTTGTGGACTCTGGTATTGAAGACTCTGAGCCTGCTGCGGGTCGAGGTGCCCTTTTTGAACGGCGTCGGCTACCGCTGACTGAAACCCTTGAGCCTGCTGCTCGGGTGGCATCTGTTTTACATTGTCAATCGCTTGGGCGAAGTAATCATTCTTGGTCTTTTCATTTGCGAGCTGGTCTTTAGAGAGGTTCGCCAAATCCTGCTGCTGCTTGATAATGTTCGTTTTCATCGACATCACCGCAGTAGCCGATGCGCCGTGCTTAATCATCAGCCCCGGCAAGGTGGTAATGTCTTTCCCGTCCCACTCCTGCATGGCCTTACTGGCAGCTTGGCGATCATTCAGATTGATTTGTGCTTCCTGATTCGATAGGTTCCCGGCCTGCAATTGCTGCTGCTGGGCCTGGATTTGCCCCGGCATAAGAGCTTGGCGCTGCTGAGTCTCCTGCATCATGTTGCGCAAGGCCAGCATCCGCTGCATTCCTTCGGAGGGATCGGCGGGAGGCTGAATGTGGAGCGCGGGGAGGGGAATGGACGCCATGGATTTATCCGTAGAAATTGGTCGAGGATTGAACAGGAGCGCCAAAGCCTCCACCGCCGCCATTCTGGTTCTGCATCATCGCGTAGAGCATTGCCAGATTACCGATACCACCAGCGGCCCCCGAGTAAGCATTTGCGGCCCCGACATATCCCGACGCTCGCGCCGCTCCGGCGTTGTTGATGTTCTGGCCTACCTGCGCTCCGGTTCCAAGCAGATCATTGCTGACGTTGGCCCCAGTTTGCAGTCCGACGTTTCCAAGCTGCTGCGCCGTCGCTTGCCCTAACCCAGCCATTGAGGCGTAACGGTTGAAGAGATTGGTACGATTCGCATTGAAGGTGTTGAATGCTGTGTTGTAGTTCTGGAGCGCCCGGTTGTAAACATTTCCGTACTCGTTCGAAGCGTAGTCCTGCCCGAATTGCTGTTCTGCTTGGGCCGTCCCACCGGAAAGGATTCCACCTCGCGATGCGGCCGAGTTTTCTAGTAGCTGATCGCCAAGATTGAGCCTGAATTTGTAGCCGGGGTCATTCTGTTCTGTGACTGCATCCGGCGGCGTAAATGTCTGGTCGAAGGTCTGATTTAGATAGCCAACCGGCAGATTGGTGCCGGTTGCATTACCTGGAGCGGTTGCTGCGCCTGGTGCCGGAACTGTAGCCATACCCGGCTGCCCGTTGGCCTGTATGGCTCCCGGTGGAACCGGCTGACCATTGGTCGGATTGCCAAAGGTGTTGGCATCTGGGAAGAATGAGCCGCCATCCATCGCCGCGCGCGACATCCCGCCTCGCGCCGTCATCAGATCCGGCGAAGTATTCAGCCCCAAATCCGGGAAACCGCCCCCGCTAAGGTTGCCAGTCGGTTGCTGCGGAGTGCCAAAAGGATTCTGGAATACCGAGGTATTCCCCGCGGTCGGATTCAGGCCCATCAACTGAGCGAGCGTCCCGAGCGATTGCGTTCCAGTGTTGTAGTAGGGCTCGGCTAATCCTAGAGCGTTTCTGTACTGCTGCTCTTGGAAGCCGAGGTTCTCTTGGCCGAGCTGGAATTGCAGGTTCGCTGCATTATTCGCGGCCCCGGCTTGAGCGTTCGCAGCGTTGCCCGCTGCGCCAGCGCTGAGAGCAGCGCCACCAACGGCCCCGACTGCGCCGATCGCACCAGCAATGCCGATTGCCGTACTAGTCGCTACGCTCACGCCTCACCTGCTTTGTCGTAGAAACAAACCCAGACCAACCGGCCATCTTCAGGGCCTTTGCCGAACGCTTCAAAGGGGAAACGGCTGTGAAAGAAACACGTTGGATAGGTGATAAAGCGGTTGAATTGCATGGGAACCATCGCATACTGTTCCCACGCACTCAGGTTCTTCCACTCCGCAGTCATCCATCTGTGAAAATTTAAGGGCACGCAACCCGACGATTGAATCTCCGTATCAGAAGGAAGCCGCGTCATGCCCGTCTGCTTGTGTTTCCAAAATGCCGTCCCGCCGCTACATTGCTCCGCTGGGTTGAGATATAGGACCGTCGCATACTTCGCGCAGATGTCGTCACTGTGTACCCAGGAGTGCGGTAGTTCGCCTTCAAGGTTCAGCCTGAATCCGGCTAGGCGCGGGATAATCGGGCAACCGATTAGCTCACCGATGCGTGAAAACCATTGCGGTACTTCATAGCGGGAAATCCCGGTGTATTTGGCTCCGTCTGGCCCGGTCACCGTCTCGAAAGGCCCACTAATGACAGCATCTCTGACCGCGCGGGCATCAGAAGCAAAATCATCAAACTGCAAGACTGGCGCTATCACAATGTCTTCTCGTAGGCAGATTCAACAAACTCGTAATCTAGGCGCTCATACACGGCTCCGACCTGTGCGGTAGGTGCGATCATCTGCAACCGTTTTGCTCCAGCCTCTTTCGCGCGCTTCTCGGCTTCGCGTACCAGCTTTATTCCTGACCCGCGATGCTCCGGGTCTACCCACCAAGCCACTTCGCCCGCGGTTAACTCGCCGGAAATGAAGTGCGGGAAGAGAACGATGCAAATCATTCCGCAGACGTCGCCGCGTTCCTCGATGAGCAGGCAAATCCCCTCAGCGACAACATTGCACGCCAGTTTCTTCATTTGCTCGGGATTCTCGGCAATGTGCTTTCGGTAGGAGCTCTCGCGGTGAAAACGCAAGCCCATTTCCACAATGCGCGGAATGTCAGCTTCGCGACCGAGGCGAATCATTTAGAGTTCTTGTGTCTCCATGCAGTCATCTTTTCGTGACGCGCAGCGACTTCCTGCTTATAGGCCTTAAGCTTTGACTCGTGGTCATCATCGTGAATGCTCAGCGTGGCCCAAGAGTCTTCGCACGAATGCGCATCGCGCCGGCATGTCTCTTGTGAACAGGATTCTCCGCAGCAGACGATACGATAGGACACTTGCTCATTGGTGACCTGCTTCGCCTCTACAATCTGCGGTTCATGGCTCATACCAGCGATGCCTTACTAATCGGCCCACCGCCGCCGGAGCCTCCGCCGGTGCTTGTTGCGGTTCCGCCGGCAGTGGTTATTTTCCCGAAGAACAATCTCCCATCGGCGGCATTGGCATTCGCCGGGGTCGCGGTCGCGACATACGTTACCGCCCCGCCCGAATAAGCCGGATCATCGGCGTAGATGTACCAAGTTCCCAAAGATCCCGGGTCTACAAAGCCGGAGTTGTACGTAACCTGCCCGTCTCCGAACTGCCATGTAGACGACGCGACATCAATTCTCGTCCCCCCGGCCGAGTGCTGAGTACATAGCCCGGTAGTTGCCGTTGGGGTTCCCGCTGTATTGATCGGGGTCAGCTCAAAAGCTGTTTGGAGGCGGCTGGCGTTGATACTGTCAAACTTGACCGGGCGCGTTGCGGCGTTCTGTTGAACCGCTCCAAGCCGCAGATAAACCGTATTAGCCGGAGCAATTCCGGTTGCAAAGATAAACGTCCACGCTCCCGTGGTAGCAGCAGTGGCGACAATCTGACCAATGAACGTTCCGGTCTTGTCGTAAAAATTGAGCTGAACTGAAGCGTCCCCGGCAAAGCTCTGAAATACCCAGCCCGAAACCCTAAAAGCGTCCCCAGGATTGCAAGAGAACTTTCGCGTCGAAAGCACGCCGTCAAAGATCCCGCTGGGAGTAACGATCAGGCTTCTAAGGCCGCCCTGTGGAGCTACAGTCTCGTACGAGAGAACCGGATTACCTTGAATCGTCCAGCCCTCCGGCGGAAGATTGGCCGAAGTCTCAAAGTTGCCATTCTCTACTGTGATTGCCGTTCCTGCAAAGACCGGCTGACGCTGATATGACGTTCCATTGTGAACATTGTCCAGACTGTTGAATGTCCCATCGGATTGCAGGTTCGTGACCGTGGTTCCAACCGGCTCCGTACGTCCAGAAATCTTCGTTGTCGCCTGTACTTGTCCCTGGAGATTCAATGCCGGGTCGATCTGCTGGACTTTGTAGGTAAACCAGCGCTGCCAGTCGGGATGAACGATCCCGGTCTTAGGGTCATACAGTGGCGTCCGCAAAAGCTGATTTAGAGGGATTGGGTTGCTCATGCGACCTGTGAAAGTTTCTTAGAGAGTCTTGGAGTTGGCCTGTCGTAACCTGTGGCTTGAAGGTACGCATCCACAATCCGACATTCAGCGGCGTCGGTAAAGTTCAACTCGTAAACCCGGTCCCGCGCCATTCCTAGCTGCTCCCACTTAACGCGAGTGAGATATTGTCCAATCTGTCCGCAGTCGGCCCAGTGCTCATTGCCGTAGGTCTTTCCGCCATCATCGGACCATCTGAGCATGACCTGAGGCCCGCGATTATTCCCTAGGCCGTCCTTCAAGGTCGCAAGGCCTACTTCCATATCAACCTGCATGAACTCATGGATAATCCATTCCTGCTCGGTCGAAACGTGCGGCGCTCTCCGTTGCCGCTTAATGTTATTTCCGTCATCAGTAAAGAAAGCGTCGTCCATCCAGTAGACGTTTCCCGAGTTCCAGTCATCGACTAAATGCTTCCCGAAGGCGTAGGTATGGCCCCAGGAGCGATGCGCCCATTCCGCGCCGATGCCGGGATCTAAAAAGCAGCGCTCGCACCAGAGCTGCGTCGCTACGTCATAAACCCAGGTTGCGCCGTAGTATTGCACCGGGTTGGTGCCCGGAATCGGATTGGCGGACGGAAAATAGAGCTGCCAGAAGGAATGCCCGTTGAACCCCCAGGCGTAAGAAACACAATCTGACACCTGAGCGTAGGACCGCCACTTGGTTTCAATAGCGTGATTTGAGATGCGCGCCGGAGTATAGCCCTGAAGTCTTTTTGCCTGAATGTTCCCGCGTTCGTCCTGCGCCAGGTACATCACCCCGTTGTCTATGCGGTCGCAGCAGAACGGCCCGGCAATACCGTCTTCGATGAAGCCCGACGGGTTTACATCAAATGTAAAGATGTTTCCCGAGTCGTAGTAAGCGACGGAGCGCTTTTGCCCAAAGATGAATACGTCCCGGTGATCCATCAGGATCGAGACTGGCTTTTCCGCAAAGACGGAGACGCCCGACACATTTAGGCCCGGCCAAGTCGTACCGTCCAACGGCGCTGAATACTGAAATTTCCCGTCAGCTCTGAGCACGACAAAGAACGAATCCACATATTGCACTAGGATCGGATTCGGAAGGGTGTTTACGTTGTCGATTGCCAGAAACGCATTGGTAGCGAGCGTGAAGCAGTAACCCTGTCCGCCGGAGACAATGAAGACATTTACTGCGGAAGCGACAACCGAGGCCCGTTTGCCGTCGTTCGCTACCGCTCCGATTGCGGTGAATGTTCCATCAGCCTTGATCTCAAAGAATGTAGCCCCGGACACCCTGAAGGTGCGCCCATTGATCTCAACTCCCCCGCGGACAGGCAAATCCGGCAAAGTGCAAAACCGCTGCGTTCCCGGCATCCGGTACATTGAGCGAGCGCTCTTGCCATCGCCAGATTCATTGGCTTCCACAAACCAGTTCAATAGCCGCTGGTTGTCGGAAATGATTGATTGTGACGGGTATGAAGCCCCGACGAATCCGAATCTACTCATGGGCTATTGCTGCACGAAGGTCAATACACCTTGAAAGCTTCCACTGGCCCCGATAGCGGTTAAAGCGCAGAGGCCGTTGGAGGCTGCGGTCTTGAAGATGGTTCCCGGCCCCGACTGAGAAATCACGATGGGAGCAGCCGCCGTCACTCCGCCCGCTCCGTAGAGGCCCGTCAAGGCCGTCGGGGTTCCAGCGCATGCCGCGCCGGTGCCTTGCTCGAAGGCGATGGTGTTTGCCGTGGTTGCGACTTGGCTAATGGTCAGAGAAAAGCCGCAGACATAAACGGCGGTCGCTCCCGATACCGCTACCAGCGCTGTAGTAGTAGCAGACGAGATATTGATTGCGACATTGGACTTCAAGACTCCGGGGTTCTGGCAGGGATCGCTTGTACCCGGAGTGTTTGCGAAGAAATTTGCGAGCGATGGAATATCAGCGTCAACGGTGATTGTGACCGCGACAGTGCCTGAGGAAAACGCGGAGAGCCTTACCCTGAAATTGGTATATCCCGCCGTGTTAAATTGCCAGACCCCGTTGGCCGTCGCGGATGACGCGAAGGACGTAGCATTCTGAAGCTGGCCGCTCCATGCATTCCAGGTGGTTCCGTTGTCGGAACTGATTTCAAATTGAGCGGTTGCCGACCATGTTCCGGTGAGCTGCACGGTCACTGCCGACTGCTGCCCGAGCAGAGCAACGGTCGTGCAATTTGAGGCTAGACAGCTTGAGCTTGAGGCTGTCAGGTTTCCGGTAATGACGGTCGGGGCAAGCCCTTGCTGCGCGAAGCAGGGAAGCGCGAGCAGAAGCAGGAGAATGAGTTTTTTCATGGTTTACCTACTGAAACCAGTCAGGAAATTGAAATCGGGAATGACGCTGCCTTTGTGTCCCGATGGAACTCCACTCTTGAGCGGGGGCACGTCGGCATTGTTGTCTTTGATCGCGTTCAGCGCTTCGCGGTATTTCGATTTGAATACTTCCGAGCCGACCCGCTGCATTGCGGCCATACCGTAAGACACGGCAGAATCGAACGCTCCAGCGCAAACCAGATAAGCCCAGTACGCCGGTGGGAGAGCCAGAGCCGTCACGAGTGAGAGAGCTTGCGGCAGGTTTTGCCAGATCCGCAACCGGACCTGGTTAGCCTGCGTTGGGACGGGCCAGAAGTAGAGATTGCCGAGCGGGAACTGGCGCTCATAGTACAGCGCTACCGCAATAGTAGACGTGAGCCCCTTAATCGAGACTTCTTCCCACTGCGCTTCAGTGAGCATCTGCATCTCGATCTCTACGCCGCCGGTGAGAATCAAAGAGCAGCCAACAATCCTGATCGGTGGAGCAGGCAGCACGAATTGCCCGCCCGGCCCGATAGTGATTGGCTGGGTATTGGTTAGCAGATTGAAAACTGGAAACGTCTCGGCATAGATCAACTGCCGCTGAGCGTTAACCAGGTCAATACGCCGCTGAAGATTCTCCAATACCCAGTTGGAATTTCCCGCAGACGAGTTCTCGCCCTGCGCCGTGACTCCGAGTTCCCGCAAGATCGAGTCGCACAGATCCCCGACCTTGACCGAAACCGTAGTGTTTTGCGCCGTGAAGTTCGGCAATTAGTTTCCCTGCGACAAATCCGGCTCAAAGCCCTCGGGAAGATCGCCGGGGAACTCCTGCACGTGCGGCTGCGTGCGGTATCCCTTTTTCAGCAGAGCTTTCTCCTCTTTTTCATTCGCGGCAATGGCCGTTTTGCTGGTCGGAGGAAGAGTCTTGTCTTTGGGCCAGAGGTAGAGCATCTTGGGAAATTCCATGTGCGGAATGTTCTTGAGGGGTGGAGCGTGCATGTCGAACGTCTGGTTGGCCTGAAACTTCGCCGTCATTTTCTCTTCGTCAATGGCTTGCGGCATTACTCCTCCTCTTTGGGCGGGGCCGGCGGTTTAAGGTCAAAGCCCTCAGCAATGGCCGCTTCCTGTTCCTCGGCATTGGCAACGGATTTGTGGTTTTTGCCTTTGTATACGAGCTTGGGAAATTCCTGGTGAACGTATCCAGGCTGACTGTCAGCTTGGCGGTACTTGGCGGTTGATGGATGCGGTTCGGGAACTGCGTGTAGATTTGCCATTGAAAATTCCTTTCAGGAAAAGTAGGGGCCGCTTATGTGGCAGCCCCTTGGGTTGATGGGTTAAAAGATCGCGATGTACGGAACCTTCACCGTGGTAAACGAGCTCGGAACGGTGATCTTGATGGCCGTGCCGAATACCTGAGTGCCAACAGTTCCGCCAAGGATGTTGTCATTCGAGCCGGTAGAGGCGTGCCGAATGGTGTCCGTGGTTCCGTTCAAGCCGTCGCACACGAAATACCGGGCCGGACCAACCGCGTAATACTTGTTGACGAGGTTGATCTTCTGGTAAGTCGATGCGCCAGCCGTCAGCGTTCCCGCCGTCGCGGTATTGGCAAGCACGTTCCCGGTTGCGTCGTAGAGAATCAGGAAGTGCTTGTTCGTGCCTACGGTGGTCCCGTTCAGAACCGCCAAGCCGGTAATCAACACGCTGTACGGCAAGTCGAGCTCCGTGCAGTAAATCTCCGTGTTGGCCGCGGCCGCAGTGCCTGACGTTTCAATGGTGGACAGGGTTGTAGATCCAGGATCGGGATAGCGGAACAGGTTGAACAGGGTTCGCGTGGTCTGTGTCGCGTCTCCGTTAACCCACTGGCCGCCGATGCAATCGGAGAACAGGCCGGAAGTCAACTGAATGCGCGGCAAAATCAGTTCATTGCCTCGCGTGCAGGAGCCGCCGGGGAACGATGGGGCATTGTCGATCATGCCGCCACCGATGTTGGTTAACAGATACCGCGGATAGACAAAGACTACCGCCCCAGAAGCATGGGGAGTAGCCGGAGTCGATTCCGCGCCGCGCCGCACGGTGATAGTCGTACCGTTTACCGCGGTAACGTCCATCGCCTCACGGTCAATATAGAGCAGCGTAGCCTTGGTGTTATCCGAGGCCGAGCGCACATTGATGCCCGTAGCCGAGGCCACAACAATGAGCTGACTTTTTGAGTCAGCCACCGCCGCAGACAGTGTGGTGTTGGTCGCAATGATCTGCGCGAACGCAGGCAATCCGAACAGCAGCAGAGAGAGTGCGAGAATCAGTTTTTTCATTTGGTTGTCTCCTTATGCTCCCGCCACTGCCACAGCGCCGTTGTCCTGGTAGCCGAGGCCGAAGCCCAAGCAGCAGTCATAGCGGTTGGTCATCTTGCGTTCTTTTTGGTCGTAGGCGCGCACGAAGGCGATGGAAAGACCCGTCTCTTCGTCTTCCGCCATCTCCGCTTTCTCGACAGCCTTGGGATTCTCGAACTTCCCGCCAGCCATCAGGAATGCGTATTTGGTCAGAAGCAGGGAGACTAGCCCAGCCTTGCCGTTCGGTGACGCGGTTCCGGGCCACATGGTGATTGCAGCGCCATTGCCCGGCAGAGAATCGACGTTCTGGTATTGCGATCCAGGGCCGAAGATTGCCGGGAAGATGTTGATGGTGTCGTTGCCGCCGGTCAGCGTGTAGTTTTGGGCAACGGTGAAGTTCTGGACGCCCATCGAGCCCGCGCGCCGGGTACGGGGATTGACGCCGTTCACGCTGGCAATAGAGAACTTATCGCCAGCATTGATGGTGTCAGCATTCGATCCGGTTACAACCAGGGACGAGCCCGACTGGTTGGCCCCGGTGACGGTCAGAGTCGATGCAATGGTTCCGGCAGTCTGCTTGAATAGCGAGTTGGAGCGATAGAAGGTTGCCCCGGCTACCGTACCAATCACGCCCCGGCGGAACATGTCGCCGATGTCTTTGGTGGGATTGAACTGCGTGACGTTGTTCTTCACGTAGCTTTCCATCAAAGACGGCGAAATGCACATGTGCTTTTTGCCGGGAGGGCAGGCCTTCTCAAACAAACGCCGCTCGGCCGCAGTGAACGGTGAGAGCGTGGTTGAATCCGTGCCCAACGTCCCTACAACGTTCGAAGTGTAGAGTGTGGCCCAGTTCGCAGCGCGGGTGTCGGCTTCCTGTGCGAGCTGCTCTCCGGCGGGCCGGAAATAGGCTTCTTCCAGTTCTTCCTCGTTGCGCTCCATCGCAATCAGCTTTTCGTAGGAATCCCACTCGAAGTGGATATTGAAAATCTGATCCAGGTTGATGCTCGTCACCAGCCGGTTAATGCCCTGAGGCTGATAACCCAGTCCGTCATTTACCAGCCAGTACTGGGGCAGTTTGATTTGAACTTGCGAGCCGACCGGGAAACTCTTTGTGAATTCCGCTTCCCACTCGGTATTGAACTGGGCCGCAACTTCCAGTGAGTTCTTGAGGAACCACAGGATTTTCATGGCTACCCAGTTGGGTAATGCAAAATTGTTTGCCACTGATTACCGAATACCTTCCCGCTTGCGCCTCAGCTACTTGAAGCGCAAAGCCGCTTTGCGCTGCCATTCGGCCTGGACCTCTTTGGTCAATTTGCCGTTAGCGCGCCGAACCGCATCCGCTGCGGGATCGCTCGGGCCAGTTCCCCTGGTCCCAACTTCCCGCGTTAGCTGTGGTTCATCGGTTTTGGTCTTAGCAGGAGGATCTTTCTTTTCGCCCTTGTTCTTCAGTTCGTCCGCGGCCTTTGCCAGTTCCGGCATGAGCAGAGCGCGTTTCACGCCTAGCTCCATGATGGCTGCTACCGGATCGCGCCTGGATAGCGCAATGAATTCCGGTAAGCCCTTGTCGCCGCCAAGGACATACAGCAAGTCCGTCATCTCGGCTGTCATTCCCAGGGCATGTTTCACCGCGGGATGAGCGCCGGATTCAGGCTTGCCATCTCCCCAGACTGCTTCAATGGCCGCCTTGCCGACCGTATCCCAGTCCGGATAGCGTTTCTTGGCTTCCGTCAACTGCTGGTTGACCGTCTGCTGGCGCTGCGTATTCGCTTGACGCTGCTCATAGTCCTGAACCGCTTTCTTGGCTTCGTAGGCTGCCAATTCCCGGCTGTACTTGCGGAGAGCCGCGTCGTACTCCGACATTGGTTTGCCTTCGAAGTCTTTGAGTTCAGGGAGGACAGGTTCTTTCAGTTCTTCCGTAGTCGCTGCGGCTGACGAGTCCGGGGGTTCTTTCTGCGTCGTTTGCGACTTGCGGGCTTCTGAGAGTTCCTGTTCGAGCTTGGCGGTTCGGCGTTGTTCTTCGCGCCAGTTGCGGGTCAGTTCATCAATTCGGGCTTCAGGGCCGTCTTTCTTCGGGCGATCCTGCTTCGTTTCTTTGACCGTTTCCGTAGCGGTCGCGCTTTTGCCGTCTGGCGCGGATGGCGTCTCTTTCGACGTGTCAGGAGTTGCCGTAGGCTCCGTGGTCTTGGCCGGCGGGGCAGGCTGTTTGCCTGTAAGAAAGGCTTCGCTGATTTCTTTTGTCAGCTTGCCGGAAGCATAAGGGTTAGGTGTTTCCTTGGTCGCGGTTGACGTGGCCGCTTCTGTCGTTACTGTTGCGTCATTAGGCATCGTTTTTCCTCGATGATGGGATTTTCTAAACTTGTGGCTGAGCAGGCTCAGGCGGAGGCTGTAGTGCGGCTGTCTGCGCACTCTGCTCTAACGTCTGGCCGTGCTCTTGCGCGGAAAGAGCTGTCTCGTGAGCGGCCTGGTGCAGTTCGCGGTTGGTCTGCGCCAGTTCCGCCTCGCGCTCGCTCGCAATCTGCGCTTTGGTCTGTATCTCCGCGATGGCGATTGATGCGTCAATCTTGATTTTCTGGAGCTCGAAGTTCATCTTTTCGATTTCATGCTTGGCCTGGAGCTCTAAGACCTTGCCCTGTTTTTCCAGTTGCAGTTTGCTCAGCTCGGCCTGAAGCTCCTGCATGAGTTGCTGTTGCTGTTGGGCCTGCTGCATCAGCTTTTGCGCCTTTTCCTCAGCAGTCCCTTCCTCGGGGTCCAGTAGCTTTGCCATCTGGTCAACCAGCGGGCCCGCATTCTTTAACCGCAAGGCGAGAGATAGGATTTTCTGCCCAATCGGCTGCGGGACAGGTAATGCCTGGAGATTCTGGATGATGGTGTCGAATACTGACTGAGCGTCTTCGCGCTCGCTCTCTTTGCTGGGCCCGGTGGTAATCGCCAAATCGTAGGAACCTCGTCCAACTACCAAAACATCTTCTGGGGCCATCTCCGGTGGAGTCTTTTCACCATCCTTGGCGAGATACAGGAGCCCTTGCG